TTTTTACCTAACCATCTAAACTCAACAAACAATCTAGGCGCTGGATCAATATTTGGTTTTGTATAAACATATGTTTCAAACTTACCTAGTATGTTTTCAATAGGAACAAATAGGTTGTTTAACTTAGGATTAATCCACTTCTCGTTGTAAGTTATAATGCCATGATCTGGATATTTGTGTATATGTTTCTCTATCTCTTTATAGTATGTTTCGTTTGTTCCTAAAAATAGATGTTTGTATTGTATATCATTTGTTATAGGTTTGTATTCATCAAAGTTAATTATCTTTTCGTATTGAGTTCCAACACCATTAGGATATACATCAAAATCACATAGATCATAAATTTTTTTAGGTTTAAAATATTCTAATGCTTTAGGATATTGTTCTACATGGTTTTCTGAATACACAGATATAAGATTTTCTCTAAAGAGTAAGTGTAAAGTGAATAGTTGATTTTCAGTATAGTTTTTTCTATCCAAATATGCTAGAGTGACCATACTTCTACCTAATACCAAAGTGATTTCATTTTTAGAAGGAGTATAATCATCAAAGATTACATTTTGATAAGTCTTATATTGATCTGTAATAGACTTTATATATTCTTCTTTAGTATGTTTTGGATTAGGAATAATGATTAATTGTGTTTCAATACCTACAGAATTTAGAGCACAACAGTGTTCATAACTATATCTTAAAAGACCATCACCTGGCTTACTAGTACATACTATATTTACTTTATTCATGGTGTTATTATATCAGATTTTAAACAAAAAGTCAATGTTAACACTTATTTATTGTTATAAATAACTATATGAGTTATATAAGATACATAAAACAAACAAGACCAAATACTGATACAAGTTTTTTCTCACCTACAGCAGAGGTTATTGCTGTGATTAATGAGTATCAATCGGCAGGCAAAATTGAGAATTATAATTTAGAAACTATAAGTGAAAATCAGTTAGATAAAGAAATAAAAATAACATTTAGTAATGTAAATAGCTTTGATCAATTTATGCTTGAAGATTTGATTACTGAAAGTGCTTCAGCACGAACAACACATTGTACAGATAATTCTATATCTTACTCGTTAGAAGACGAATTGGTTTAAAAAAATGAGTATACTTGTTACGATAGTAATAAGTTTTATCTGGTATCAAGTGATTGCTATGTTTGGTTTATCAATAGGTCTTCATAGACACTTTGCTCACAATCAGTTTAAAACATCTAAACTATTTGAAGTGGTTTCATTGTTTCTGGCAATGTTAGCATTTTCAAGGTCGCCATTACGTTGGGTAGGTGCTCATAGAATACATCATAGATTTTCAGACACAGAAAAGGATCCACACTCACCTACACACAAAGGTTTTTGGAATGTTCTTTTCAATAACTGGCAAATAAAAAAAATAGATAGACCTTATGTAAGAGATTTATTTAAGAATCCTAGAGTTATGTTTTTTCATAAACATTGGTTAAAATTACATATTGCAATAGCAGTTATAACTTTATTAATAAGTTTTAAAATTTTTTTTATACTTGTTCTTTCGCCTTTAATTTTAGGTTTTATTAGTTATGGTATCTTTAATGCTTTTGGACATAAAGATAATAAGGCAGTAACTAATTATTTTATTAACTTACTATCTGCTGGTGAAGGTCATCATAATATACACCACTCAAATCCAAAACAAGTTAAATTAAGTGATTACGATATTTCAGGATGGATAATTGAAAGATGTTTAAAGTAATTGAAGGCACACCACCTCAATGGTTGTTAGATAATATTGCTAATAGTACAGATAAGTTAAAAGCAAACTATACTTTAAAACAATTAAAGATAGGTCAAATGATTTGTTTTTGTTTATTGTATGAAGATGGACAACTAGTAGGGTTTAGTGGTTTACAAAAGTTTGAAGGTAATACTGCTAGAGTAAATAGTAGATGTTATATTACACCTGAATACAGACAATACAAAGTAAGAGGTGAAAGAGTACGATACCCTTGGAAGTATTTAGCCCCATATCAAATTAAAGTTGCAGAAAAATTAGGTTATACAAAGTTATTTTGGTCTACTGAATTATATAAACGACCAGAAAAGACTATGAATTTAACTATTAAACATGCCTCACAATATATACCAGAGGGTTGGCAGTATAAAAGATTGGGTCATAAAGATATTAACGGAGTTAAACAAGAAGTATGCGAGATATTGAAATCATAGATGATATAAAAAGTTTAGATGACGCTAAACAGTATATGACAAAATATGGCATAGTCAAAGATATGATTGACTTACCTGAAATTACATCTAAAGAAACTGAAGATATTCCAAATCAACTATGGCACCAAGACGGATTACAAACTGAAAATCAACCTAACTATCAGGCATTATATTGTAAGATGGCGTCTAGTGATTGTCCTAGTACACAATATATTTCAACTAGAATATCAGACGATTTAGGCAAAAAATACGAAGGTCTTAAATGTACATTTAATTTTAAGAAACCTATTGACGAAGGTAGATTTTATAAGTTTGATAGTAAGTTAGATCAAAGGCTGTATTTGAGAAGGATATATAAAGGTGAAAAAGAAATTGTAGGCAAAGATAATCAAGGTTATTTTACAAGATGGAATGAGATGGCAGTATTAGATGAAGATGCATATAATGAATTAAAGGTTGCTGTGATGTCAAATAAAATTGAAGAAGTAAAATGGAAAACAAATAGATTAGTTATTGCAAATAATTTTACACTACTACATAGAAGAACACCATTTAAAAACGCTAATGGAGAAAGAATAATATGTCGGGCATATGTCCAGTAACCTTTATTAATTTAGAACACCTTATAGATATAGATGGATTAAAAGAAGATATGGATTGTCAAACATTTATTCCTTTTTCTTCTTCATATGCAAAACAAGGTTTTTTTAAACACGCTCCTTTTTGGGAACAAGCACGAGTAGATCATTTACCTAAACACGAAGTACCTTTTGTGTCTAAAGTAAATGAGTTAGTTAAAGCAAGTCCTAGATTTTATAAACAACATGCTAACTATCAAGTACCAGCACATAAAGACATAGATACACTCTGCTGTGTAAATATTTTAATCACTAAAGATAATTCTCCTGTAAACTTTGAAGATTGGGGAGATTACACGTATCATTGTGCTTTATTAAATGTAACTCACAGACATAAAGTCGACCCTTGGCCTAAAGAAAGACATTTGTTAAAGTTGAGTATATTTGATAGAACCTATGAACAAGTACGAGAAGAATTGAAAGAGTATATTTCTCCTATACAAGGATCAATACAAAAATGATATTACATTTAGATTATCAGATAGATAAGGAACATTATAAGAAAATGTTTTTTAATAGATACGACACAGGTGGATATCACAAAGAAGGAGATGTAGTATTAAAATATTGGTATAAAGTTTTTAATATAGAACAACTAGTAATGCCTATTACAAAAGATTTAGGTATAGAAGACTTATATACCAAACCAAGATTTTCATATCAGTTTCCTAATTCCACTTTGTCTGAACATATTGACCAAGATAGAATTGTAGGTATAAATCTTAATCTAATGTCAAACTCACCTAGTATTACAATTGATAATAGATCATACGAATATGAGAACTGTCTTGTAGATGTGGGGTCTAAAGTACACAGTGTTAAATCAGATGAAAGTCCTAGATTAGTTTTGAAATATGCTATAAGAAGTAATTGGAATGAGATGTACAAAAGACTAGATATCAGAGGATTAATTAATCATAATAAAACAATACAATGCAATCCATACTATATAGAATATGAATCGAATTTGACAGAAAGTAATAAAAAATATGTCAGAAATCAAGGATCAATCGTTAAAATCGTCTAAAGCCCTATAATACAACTATTTATGATGTATAAATATAGATGATATATACCAATTAAGGAAATTTATGGCAGAACCAGCAAGCAGAGAACAGTTAAAACAGTACGCTTTGAGAGCGCTTGGAAAGCCTGTAATAGAGATTAACGTTGAAGATGACCAATTAGAAGATAGAATTGACGAAGCATTACAATTTTATCAACAATATCATTATGATGGTATTAGAAGAACATACTTAAAGTATCAATATACACAAACAGATTACGATAGAATAAACGCCAATACTAGTGAATCTGTAACTAAAAATTCAGTTACTACTGCTTGGCAAGAAGGTAATGGTTTTATAGTAGTTCCTGAAAGTGTTATCTCCGTTATTAACATATTCCCATACTCCTCAAAAGGTAGTATGAACTTATTTGATGTTAGATATCAAATGAGATTAAACGATCTATACGATTTTTCTTCAACATCAATAGTTAACTATGATGTGGTAATGAGGCATTTAGATTTTTTAGATCATATTCTAGTAGGAGAAAAACCTTTAAGATTTAATCAAAATGATAACAGACTATACGTTGATCAAGATTGGAAGAACGATATAACAGTTGGCGAGTTTCTAGTTATAGAGTGTTATAGAAAATTAGATCCATCAGTTTATACAGATGTCTTTAATGACATGATTTTGAAAAGATATGTAACTGCTTTATTTAAAAAACAATGGGGTGCAAACTTATCTAAATTTAATGGAGTTGCCATGTTAGGTGGTGTTACATTAAATGGTCAACAAATTTTTTCAGAATCATTAACTGACATTGAAAAAATAGAAGATGAAATAAGAAAATCATTTGAAATGTCACAACCTCTTATGATCGGATAATGTCATGGCAACAAATCATTATTTTCAAGGTGGAACAGGTATTGGAAACAGTAGTGAAAAAAGACTTTACGAAGATTTAATTATCGAAGGTTTAAAAATTTACGGACAAGACTGTTACTATCTTCCAAGAACATTAGTTAATCGAGATTTAATTTTAGGAGAAGATACTCTTTCTAAATTTGATGATTCCTATTTACTTGAAATGTATATGGAAACAACTGAAGGATTTGCTGGCGAACAAGAGATTATTAATAAATTTGGTTTAGAAATAAGAGAAGATACAACTTTTATAATATCTAAAAGAAGATGGCAAAATCAAGTTGATAGTGCCCACACAATGATAGTTGAAGGAAGACCAAACGAAGGTGATATAATTTATATGCCTTTAATGAATAGTTTTTTTGAAATACAGTTTGTACAAGATCAAGAGCCATTCTTTCAATTAGGACAACTACCAGTTTACAAATTAAGATGTACTCGTTGGGAATACTCTAATGAAAAATTAGATACAGGTATTGCTGCGATTGACGGTGCTGAGGAAAGATATTCAACAAACCAAGCACTATACCAAACATCATTAGATTCAGGTACATTTAGTGCCGTGTTAGGTTCTCCGGTAGTTACCGGTGACCAAGTTACTTCTATACCAATTATTTCTGGTGGAGAAGATTACACAACAGCTCCTACAATTACAATTTCAGCACCATCTGCTACAATAAATGGTGTAGTATCAGCAAACTTATCTGGTAGTACATTATCCTCATTTACTATTAGTAACCCAGGTCGTGGTTATAGTTTAGTACCAACTGTTACATTAATTTATGTGGCAACAGATACTACAACTAAAACAAATAGTTCTGCAGCTGTGTCATTAACCAACGGTAGAATTACAGCAATAACTACTCCTACAATTACAGATATTTCTTCTATAACAAGTGTTTCAGTTAGTGGAACAGGTGTTGCAGTAACAGCAGCGGCTGCTGGTGTTTTAACTTCTGGTGTATTAACAAAAATAAACATTACTGTAGATGGTTCAAGTTATCTTGGATTAAGTCCTACTGTAACTATAAGTGAAAACATAGAAGCGACAGGTTCATTATTATTAGAAAATGATAGTGCTGATGGAGAATCTTATTACTTTATTAATGAAGATTTTTCTATACAAACACAATCAAATTACGCTGATAATTTAGATTTAGATAGTCAAGCTGGTTTTGATACAGCTTCTACAGCTGATGACATATTAGATTTTGAAGAAAGAAATCCTTTTGGTGATCCTGATAGAGGTAGTTTCTAATGTTTGGTAGATATTTTTATAACGAAAGTATGAGAAGAATGACAGTGGCATTTGGCCAACTGTTTAATAAAATACAAATTAAAAATAAAGATTCATCTGGAAATACAGTTCAATCTATTGCTGTACCATTAGCATATGCTCCCAAAGAAAAGTTTTTAACAAGATTAGATCAACAACCAGATTTAGATAAAAGAGAGTTTTCGATTACACTTCCAAGAATGAGTTTTGAAATATCCGGTATTTCTTATGACAGTTCTCGTAAGTTAACAAGAATACAAAAATACAAAACTGTTAAGACAGGTAAAGATGGTAAAGTAATGAATTATAATTACACACCTGTTCCTTATGACATATCTTATTCACTAAACATATTTACAGCAACTGCTGAAAGTGGTTTACAAATTGTAGAACAAATACTACCATTCTTTCAACCTGATTATACAGTCACCGTTGTCGCAGTACCAGAACTAGATATAAAAAGAGATGTGCCTATTGTTCTTAATGATGTTAATTATGAAGACAGTTACAGTGGTGATTACACAAGTCGTAGAGCAGTAATATACACATTAAACTTTACTGCAAAAACATATTTATTTGGGCCAGCGAATACTCAAAAAGTTATTAAAGAAGTACAATCTGATCTATTTACAGATACACCAGAATCAACAAGAGAAGAAAGAATAGTCATTACACCGAATCCTACTAGCGCAGACGCTGATGATGATTTTGGATTCACAACAACAATAACAAACTTTACAGATGGTAAAAATT